GCCTTTATAGCATCTTCTGCAAGTATTGAACAATGAATTTTAACCGGTGGTAAGGCAAGTTCTTCAGCAATTTGTGAATTAGATATCTTTCCTGCTTCGTCAAGTGTTCTGCCCTTGACCCACTCTGTGACAAGACTGCTGGATGCAATTGCACTTCCACAGCCGTATGTTTTGAATTTTGCATCTGTAATTATTCCTTCTTCTACTTTAATTTGAAGTTTCATAACATCGCCACATGCTGGCGCACCCACCATACCAGTGCCTATGTTATCAGCATCTTTATCAAATGATCCCACATTTCGTGGATTTTCGTAATGATCTAAAACTTTTTGAGAATATGACATATTTGCCGTTAAAAATAGTTACCCGATGTATACATAAAGGTGTCCGGTTTCAATTTAAACCTTATTACCTCTGCCAACCTTTAATGATATCAGGTGAGAAGTTTGCATAGCTGAATTGCATTCTGTCAACTAACTTGACTGCATTGCCTTTGATCTTGTCAATAGCAACATACCCCTCAACACCAGTTACTTCGTAACCTTTTTTAGTCAACAAGAAAGTATTCAACGTCTTAACTTCATCCATTTTCTTAATCAAAATCAACTTCGCTTCTGCTAATAGATTCATCATTGTGAAAATGTCTTCTAAATGTGATTTGTTTTTTGGCGAGAAGAATTTAAGTACTTTGCTTTTCTTTAGCATCTGAGTAGCACGACCACGTTCACCTTTACCTTCAGCCTGTTTCTCGTAGTAATCTTCAATGTATGTAATCAATTCTTTAACGTGCGCTTTGACGTTTGTGATTTTCAACTGTTGACGTACTTTTGAATTGTTGAATGTCTTAATGCGTTCAATCAAATCTTCATCTGTATTAATGTAGTTTAGAGTAGCGGCATCTAATTTTTGGAATATCTTTCCAGCATCAGATAGAATTGCTGTCACTTCGTCACTCTCTGCTTGTGTCAACGTAGCTTTACCAGACACATCGTGATAGACTGCACTTGTCATCCAAACGTTTGAATTTTTTGTAAGTGTGCTTAGAATGTCTTTACCAAAGACTGCTGATAGTGTCTCAAACGAATCACCTTCGTAAATTGTATGCCAAACGATACCAATCTTTGCTTTTTGTATCTCTTTAGCAAGTTCAGTTTCTGTCGGTACTGCATAGACTAAAGTATTTGGATGAAACGTAACATACGATTCACCTTCAATTGTTTCTGTCTTTAAGTCTGCTTGTGTGAATAGCAAGTCGCCTTGAATGACACCTTTGATGTTGATCTTAGGCAAATACATCAAACATGCTTTGAGTTTGTCTGCTAAGTCGCCAGATGTGTCTGCATCAACTTCTGCTGGAGTTTTATACACTTTGGGATTTTTATTGAAGACGCCTTTTTTCGCAACAAAGAATTTGCCGTCTGTTGGGTCTTGTCCTGCAAAGACTGCTGGCGCACCATCCCACTTGACTGAAATGTCAACTTTGCTTTTGGAATGTCCAGCAAGCATATCACGCACCGCTCTGAGTGCGTTTATGCTATCTCTAGTACCTTCAACACCACCATTGAGAACATCGTCTTCCGCATGTTCCATGTGAGTGTTTTTCTTTTCAATAAGGTATTCTTTAAATTTAAACATAATAGGTCTGTCGTTGCAATAGACCTATTTATAATTATCTTCGCATCAATGCTTGATCTTTTGCGTCATCATTAGAAAAAATAGGAACTGCATTGCTTTTGTGCAACGTGCCGATGCCAATCATCTTGTCACCAGTGTAAACTTTTCCATAAACAGGCTTAGTGCAATTGTCGCCAACTGTAGCTAAACTGGGATAGTTGGGAGTTTCACGAATGTTTGCTTTTGGGGGTTTGTATGCTTCTACTATCTTAGGCTTTTTGAAACCTTTAGAAAATGAAGTTGTCGGAAGATTCTTTAGCCAAGTTTCATACTCTGCAACTTTCTTTGCAGGAGTTTTTTTCTTCTTTGATTTTTGATATGTGTAAATTAACATGATGTAAGTTCGTCAACAAAGTTTAACAATAATTTATGGTTTCGTTCTTCGTGCCAATGTTTTGATATATACCCTCTAGGCTTTTCATACCAATACTTCTGACTCTCAGGATGACAACCAATCACACCCACACGATTTTGAATGATTGCCATAGCGTCACCATTCGCATAAGTAGATACTATTTTAGCACGTTCTAGATTGCCTGTCAATGCACATCCATCGTAAAAAAACAACGTTTCAGGTTTGCCGTTCCAAGTAACATTTGCTACAGTAGAATATGATCTACGAATATCTGCTGTATTTTGTTTAATATACTGAACAGGTTCAATATCATCTAGTATATCAAAATAGTGACTGCCAGCCCAATATGCACCCATACATATTCCGAGATAATATCCTTTAGATTCAACAAAATCTGCTATCATATTAGCACGTTTGCGTCTAAAGAATTTATCATAAGAATCTGCATCTCCGATACCTCCAGGAAATGCAACAATATCTGTATTGTTCAAAACTGTCAGTAAATCACTATCTGTATTGAATAAATTAATCTTGTAATTTGACGATAATGCTTTAATCATTCCATCACAACAATCCGTAGAGCATTCTGGATGATTAACAAACAATGATATAGATTTCACTCTATGCCATTCTGTCTACATTCTGTCCATTACGATTCATCATACGATTATTTTCAATTCGTGCTTGTTCTGCCACTTCACGTATTTGTTTAGTTCTGCGTTCTTCTAGTCGTAACTCGTCAAGCCTGCGTTCTGCATTTTTAATCTGCATGTTACGATATATCTCAGCATTGTATTCTGCAATTCTATTGATAGTTGTCATTTTAACACCAAGAATGCTAACATAATACTTTGCAAGAAAAACCCAATACCGTTTGATAGCATATAGAGTTTATCTTTTGTAATTGCTGAACGAATAAAGAATAACAGTAAACCACTCCAGATTAATATAACCATACTTAATGGGGGCAATACTGTTGGTTCACCTTGAATTGCTAAGTATGTTACTGGTACTGTAGAGCCATGAATTAGAATCAATCCAATCCAACCACAAATCTCACCAAATTGAAGTACAACCCAGTTATACCATTCTGTAATTTTAATCATTTCAAATGTCTTTCTTAAGTAATCTAAGAGTAGGTTTAAATTTTTGATAAAGGCCAATTTCACGTCCATATGCTTCAATCTCCCATAATGATTCCCAATATTCATCACCTTGATATTGTTCTCGTTGAAACGTTACCAAGTTCCTTTTTTCATGGAATTTTAATTCACCTTTTGCATATTGCTTTATGTGAACCATTTCATGTGCAAGACATTGTAAAACACGCTTGCCCATTTTATTCCATTCCAAATTTATTACAAATTGTTTATTGCTTGGTAGTCCTAGAACATCATCTTTAGGAAACGCTTCACCAAGTATTTTGTTTTTTGTATAAAAATCTTTTATGACGTTTACGTTGATTTCTAAAGAATCCGACAATCGCTCGCTCATCAAACGGCTTGCATAAAAATGCGTAGCCATCTTTAAAATCTTTCTATCCCTTGGCGTCAAGGTTACCCCTTTTGTCCTGAGAATGAGTTTCATTTTTGAGTTCCTTTCCTAGCATATCTATTGTAATGCAGTTACGGCATCTTGTCAAGGGATATTTAGGGAAAGGAGTATATTTCACATTATGAAATTATACCTTTAGATTGCCAAAGTCTCGGTTTTTTTGCATTCGTTTGCCGAATCCAGACTTATCAAATGCGGGTTTGTCATCTTCAATTTGTCCACTATCGGAAATGTTAGTTTGTGCTGACTCTTCTGCATCATAGAGTTTCATTTTTGCTCTGTCAACACCAATCACAAAACGTTTGTTTGTTGTTGGATCGCTGTAACGATTCTTCAACTGCTTGACCATGATCTGATTTAAGTCTGCAAGTTCTTCGGTTGAAATCAAAGCAAACATCAAATCTGCTGTAGCTGGCAGACCAAACGATTCTGAAGTATCTTCAAGCCCAACGTCAGAGTTTGTGAAACCACTTCTTGTTGTTTGTGTAGCTGATACGACAGGCACTTTATGCTCAACTGCAAGTCCACGCAATTCTTCTGCAATTGCTTTAATATATGTGTAAGAGTTTATAGAAGAGCCCATCTTCATACGTGCGGAAGAACAGATGTTTAGATAGTCAATGTAAATGATATCAGGAACAAATTGACGTTTCAATTTCAACTCATTCAACAAATGTGCAAAGTGATTTACGTTTGCACTAGCGGTTGGATATTCTTTGATGATTAACTTACCTTTAGTCTTCTCACGTAGAGTTTCAACTTTCTTCAAGTATACGTCTTTAGGCATACCAATCAATCTGTCAAGTTCAACATTCATCAAGTTAGCATCAATACGTTCTGCAATACGTTCTTCAGCCATTTCCATTGTGATGTAGAGAACGTTCTTGCCCATTGTCAGATTGGCTGCCGCACAATGACACATGAACAAAGATTTACCAACACCAGTACCAGCAAGAACGATGTTCAGAGATTTTTCTGCAAGCCCACCTTTAGTGATTCTATTCAAATAGTCGAGATCGAATGGGATTCGTCTTTCAACTTTATGATAGAAATCATATCGTGTTTCTGCGTCATCAATAAAATCGTGCCCAATGTGATTGTCAAAAGAAACCGAAAGCGCATCTGCTAGGATTTTAGGGATTGAACCTTTATCAAGTTTTTCTGTATTGTTCTTATTCTTGTCATCAAGAATCTGAATGCTTTGCATGATGCCATTATAGATAGCTTTCTCTTGGCAGAAATCTTCTGTGGCGTCAATCAACCATTTGGTGTCGGACACCTCAGGATCAATTGTGATTTGTTTGACTAACGCAATAGTTTTCTTGTGTTGGTCATCTGTTAGATTAACTCTCTTGTCAATCTCAATAGCCAATGCTTCTTGCGTTGGCATTGTGTTATACTTATTTACATAACTTTCAATTTCAGAAAACAATAATTTTTCTGAAGAATCTTGAAAATACTCTCCTCTAATGAATGGTAAAGTCTTTCGTGTATACTCTTCATCCAATATCAGGTGTTTCAGTATTTTTTGTTCCAAGTTCATTCTTATACCTTTTTTCTGCTTCGTCTAATGAGTGTCTTAGAAGATCATTTAAAATTTCACCGAGGTGCGCTTCAAAGTCATTGTTACCATGTAACGCTTTGTGTTCTTCATCTATTATATCATAGTTGAAGCCAATTGAATACGTTCCGTCAGGATTTTCTTCTTCGGAGAAATTAATTTCACCAAAAGTAAATTCAACATCTTTATATTTACCAGAATTAATTTTAATAGATGCGACTGTATCTTTGTCTTTATATTTGATATCACGCTGTGTGATTTCATAATCTTCATCAATCTTCATTTGCTAACTCCAATTCTACTTCATCATCAACAACACCCTCAACTGCATCTTGTCCGTACATGAATTCTTTTTTACATGCTTCATCGATCAAGTCTAGAATTTCTTTAGTGAAATACTTTTCTGGTTCAGCATTAATGTTCTTACCAAAGACTTTCACACCATTCGACAATACGTATTGCGTAGACACTTTCTTAATAATGCCATACTTTTCTGCAATGTCAAGCAATCCGTAATAACGATCTAAGCCTTTGCTGTATGTGATTTTGATTTCAACAAATTTATTTTCTTTTGTTAAACGGCTCTTGTGCAATTTTGCTTTAACAATGTTACCGATAACTTCAGTACCATCTTTGTCTTTCTTCTTAGACAGATATACGATTGTAGATGCTGTGTACTTCAAACCAGAACCACCAGACATTTCTTTCATTGGCACATATGAACCAACAACATCATAAACGTGATTTGTTACGATCAAAGGCACACCAATCTTAGCAAGTTTCAAATTTAACACACGAAATGTCGCTTTGAGAATTGCACTCTTAGTCATGTCTTTTGTTTCTTTGCCTTCAGCAGTATCTTCCATTTCTTTTGTAGAAGATAACTGACCAAGAGAATCGAGAACCATCATCATTGGCTTACGTGCTGATTCTTTTTGTGCTTGATACTTTTCAATGATTTGCAATGCAGTATGACGAAACTTTTGAATCGTATCTGGTTCAGAGATAACAACTCGTTTAGTGTCTACACCACGACTGTCCATCATAGACTTTGTGACTGCCGCTTCGGTGTCAAAGTAGATAACACCGCCATCAGGATTTGCATCAAGAAATTGTTTGATAACACCAAGCACAAAGAAAGTCTTACCCGTTGAAGACTCGCCAGCAAATGCTGTCACTTTGTTGTTTGGTACACCACCATAGATGCTACCACTCAGTAGTGCATTAAGTGCATAAGAGCCAGTGTCAATGCTACCACTAAACTCTGCCGATGCGCCACCATCAGAAAGAATCTTTGTGTCATCATCTTTCAATTGCTCAACTAAATCTGTAAAAAAATTACTCATATCAATCACCTTTTATATTATTACACAATAAATTATTATAACATTAATCGAACGAAAAATCAAGTGTCTGCGTACTTTGCAAATTTTGATCTACCATCTCTGGTGTATTTGCGTTTAAAATCTTCCAGTTCTTCTTTTGTCATGGGTATGGGTTCCATGAGTGATGCATTCAAATTTTCATCACCAGTAGATTGTTGTGCCGTTTGTGTTTTTTGTTTTCTTTTTTGTTTTGGTGCAACTTCAGCAGATGGAATATCAATCTGATATCCACCAGACTTTTCTTCTTTTTTTCTTGCTATTTGCCTCAGAGAAAAGTTACCAGCGATAACAAGCAAGACTGCCATTGGGTCAAACACAAGAACCAAAAGAATAATAACGAATCGTACAGACTTATCTAGTAAACTGGAATCAACGCTGTCGCCGTAGATTAGCGCCGCAATATATTTAATCGGACCAACTTCTGCTTCCACTTTACGAATTTCGGTGGCGATAGGTGCTCTTTCTTCATTAAGAGTCGAAACCCGCTTGTTATATGTTTCGATTTCTTTAAGTAAGCGACCACGTTCAGCCTGTTGGGCTTTGCGTAGACTTGCCGCTTTTTCTGCACCCTTTTCGTTTGTTGAACGAACCATAACTTGGTCCACAGCTTCATCCATCTGTTTGAGAGTTTTGCGATTAACATCTATATTATCCTTTTCAACTTTAATCTTCTCATCGATAAGTGCAATCTGTGCTTGTACATCACCACTTACTAAATTTTGATCGTTGTGTGCTTTAGAAAGATATCCAAAGATTCCCAATGATGTAATGAACATTAAAATTATAACTGCTATTGTAAAATAGTACTTCAAAAATCTTGGTGCAATTGTCCAATTCTTATATGCCCATGATGCGGCAATGAGTTTAGAAAATTCAAGCGCACCACCCATGATTGCAATTGGAATGGGGCTAGCCGCAAAGATAGCCATTAGACCAATAACAGAATAGTATGCGGCAATAGCAGAAAGAGATATTGCACTCAATAATGTAATCAAAGCAAATAGCATAATTATCCTCTAGTTAACAACAACACCTTATCAATCTGTTCTTGAATCTTTGCAGTACGATTCGGCCAATAGATATATTCTTTCTCTGGATTCTTCATCAGGTTAACAAGCAAAGGCATAATGAGTTGTTCTAATTCTTTTAGATTCTTTTTTACATCTACTATCATGTTCTGACGTTCTGCATCAAGTCCAAGTTTACCTTGATTGTATAGTGATAACATCGAATCTAATTTTTCTTCTACACGTTGTAGAGATTCTGAAGATTGTGCTACCGTTTGTTTAACAGTAACCGTATCTTCTAATGTATTTGGATCTGTGAGTCTAGTTAACGTTGATTCGTCAACTGCACTAAATCCAAAATCATCTTCTTTTCTAAACGCTAGGTACTCTGATGGTATTTTTGTACTCATGTGAAAAAGTTCTCCAATGAAGAAACACGTTCTGTCTTCCAACCAATTGTGTTTACGATTGTTTTTAATGGCTCAAGATATGCTTTATCAAACTGCGTATCGTAGTCGATATATTTTTCTACGCCAAACTCTTTTGGTAAGACTGTCAGAATAGAAAATACATTTTCTTGAACGGGATTTGGAACTTTCATGTAACAGAATTTAGTCTTATCGCCATCCTGAATAAGCTGATACTTCTTAGTCAGTTTATACTTTTTCAGAAACGTATTAAACATTATCGCACCACGCACATGCATAGGTGTGCCTTTTGAATATAGTTCCGAACTGCTCATGTATTTAGATAGATCACTAACACCACGTGGGAATGCAATGTCTTCGAATGGAAGAGTTTTGAATTCTTGTTTGAATGCTTCAACGAAAGATTGAAAGTCTGTTTCATTACCATTCATCACAATCTTCAGAGACTCTTTAATCTTATCTCTACATGACATTGGTGTGGAAGACTTGACAGCTTCGATGCCCATCATCTTTAGCTTTGGCTCTGCGAATCGAACACCTTCAGAATCATACACGTTTAGAATGTAACGCTTCTTTGCAGTCCAGATGCCTTTGTTGGCAATCACTTCACGTTTCATCTGCATCTTCTGGTCGAATGCATTCATGTAGTCTGCTAGTTCTTGGTACGACTTGTCGATGAATGGTTCGAATTTTTCTGTACATGCTTTGTTGACGAAATCGACAATCGTTTCAACTTTCGTTTCACTCTTCGATCCATAGACCATATGTACCAGCGGACCAAGATTGACGTACACCGAGTCTGTATCTGACGCAATAACATAATCAATATCCTTAGTCTTCAATAGTTTGTTTAGATAACCATTCAACTTCATTTCAATCCATCGAATGGCTAGTTGACCAGACAGAGTAATTGCCTCTGCTTGGCGAATGTCAAAGAACCTAAAGTATTGATTACCAAGTGCGCCATAAGCGGAGTTCAATTGTACTTTCTTTGCGAGTTGTAAGTTCTTGTACTTTGAAATCTGATTTGTTATTTCACGTTTACGTTCTTTGTCTGTTTCTTTTTCGTAAGCCTTTTGAGCCTCAATCATTTTCTTTTTGTACAATGACCGATCATCATACATGCGTTGCATCATAGCAGGCAGAAAGCCTTGCTTGTCACGCTTGAAGTAATGCCCATTGGCTGCCATGCAATATTCACCCTGTGCTTGATATTCGCTGTTCAGCAAATTATCAATAGAGATACTTGTGTGGCGACCTTCAATAATTGTTTCAGGTGAAACATTGTACTGCATAATCAAGTGTGGATACAATGAGTTCAAGTCAAACGACACAACCCATTCATGCATACCAACAATTGGATCTTTTACATAAGCGCCAGCATACTGTTCATCTTTTGGTGTACGAACATTCTGCGGAACAACAATCTTCTGTTCAATCAATTCATTATGAATCAAAGTATCCCACATGCGTACTTGCGTGAACACATCGGTGTAATTAACTTTAGCATCATATGCAAGTGCAAGTGCCATGTCAATCAATTGCATCTTAGCATCAATACGATCCACAAGTTCAACGTCATGGATGTTATACTCAATAAACTTTTGAAAGTTTGTTCGGTACAACTGATGCAGACTTTCAACTTCAGAGTAGTCTAATTTCTTTTCACCAAGTTCAAGATACGCAATGTGATTAAGACTAAAACTTTCTTGTTGTGAGTATGTAAACTTCTTGTATAGTTCAATGTAATCAAGAATAGCAATACCCACCAAGTCAAATGCTACTTGCTGTTTGTTATGGATCGTAGTTGTACGTTCACCGATTCTACGAAATGGTGATAGACGTTTTGCAGTATTGTCGCCCATGAGTTTTGTGATACGATTGTTCAGATATGGAATATCAAAGAATTGAATGTTCCAACCAGTTACAATGTCTGGAGATGTTTCTTCCCACATGTCAAGGAAGCGCATGATAAGATTATTCTCATCACGACACTTCATGTACGTTACGTCATCACGATTGGTTTCAAAGTCACCACAGCCAAACACATAGAAGTGTCCAGCTATCTTAAACGTGATTGCTGTAATTGGCTCAGTCGCAGACGCAGGTTCAGGAAAACCATTTTCAGAACCAACCTCAATGTCAATATTTGCAATCTTAATTTGTTCTGGATCATAATCTACTTTACCAGGATACGCCTCATTGATATAAACGTAAGGGAAATTTGTTGAGCCATACACTTTGAAGTTGTCAACGTCTTCATATCGTTTCATAAACTCAGTAGCATCACGCATGGTGCCTTGTGATACAGGCGCAACCGCTTGCCCGTCTAGTGTTTTATAATCAGAGTCTTTACCACTAGCAGATACGTACAATACTGGATTGTATTCTATCTTATCATTGAATCTCTTGCCATTGTTATAACCACGAACAAGAATATGATTTCCGAGTTTAGAGAAGTGTGTGTAAAATTTCATTAAATAATAATAGATTGTGTCTTAGGCATAACTATACCTGAGCCGTATATCTCATTATACTTGTTTTCAATCTCGGGCGCAACTGTTACATCATAGATTACGTTGGCACGATTGATATCTACCTTCTTTTGTTCAGAGAAGATAAGCATAGGTTGCATTTGAAGACTTGCTTTGCCATTTGGTCCCATTGCAATTGCAAGTAAGCATGGGTTTTCAATTGAAAATATAGCACCATTACGTTCTGTAATGTTACCAACAATTTCTTCACCAGTGCTTAATTTTAAAATTCTAAGTTCATTTTGCATAATATATCTCCATAATTAAAAATGGGTGCCATTGCGGCACCCATGGTGTTATTTAAAACGCTCTGGGAAGTTTAAACGTTCCCACTCTTCATCGGATACTGGCCACCAGTTCATATCCAACCTTTTAGATCAATAATTGGATGTACTTCCCAACCATCTCTCTTCCATCTTAGAAGCATTAGTAGCGCATCAATCATAGCATACCTTTGCGTACTAATTCTTGCTGTTTGTTTTCCAAATCTTTATGGTCTACAGATTGCGATAGATAGTATTCAGCAAAACCTTTTGCTTTATAAGATTTTGCTTCTTGAATACCTTCAAGAATTGCCATGAAGAATTTTTTTACTGATTTCATAATACATCATCCTCAGTTAAATATTCTTTAGAAGTTTTTTTAGTTTTAGATTCAGCATCCTTAACTTCAATCTTCTTTGGCTTCTTGTGTTCTGGAATGATTCGTTCCAAAGCAATCTTCAACATGCCATTAATCAAAGCGGCATCTTGAATTTCGATTTGGTCATCAAGTGCAAATGTGCGAGTGAATGCACGATTGGCGATTCCTTTGAACAAGAAATTATCGTTATCGTCTTGTGTATTACCAGAAACAATAAGTTTATTGGCTTCTAATGTGATATCGATTTCTTGTTTACCAAAACCAGCAACAGCAATTTCAATGACATAAGTGTTGTCACCAGTCTTGCGAATGTTGTAAGGTGGGTAGTTTGGAATGTTTTTAGTTAAATCGTCATGCATCTTTGCCATGCGATTAAATTGGTCATCAAAGCCGACAAAGAATTTGTCAAAATCTTTAAAACCTGTTCCACCAAAGATAGTGGGTAATGGTGTGTGTCCCATAGTTTTTCTCCTATTAAGCGAGTTTAAAAAATTTGATACCCCGAAGGCATATCATTAAAATCCTGCTTACTGAATACAGGGGTACCATAACGTTGTACCAGCGTTAGACGCTCCTAAGGTAGAAGAGCCATTAACGTTCCCATCCCTGAGATACGTTTATTTATAACAGATTAAGCCTGTCCAACCATTCTGCGTGAAACAAAATATGTTGTGTTACCTTCTGTGTTCATATCTTTACGAACCTTGTAGCCGCTTTGGCGCAAGTCGCTGATACGGGCACGAAGGTTTTTAATGCCAAACAAAGACCTTGCTTGGGGTGCAGAGATTCCACGACCTGTACCACGCAAGTACGATACCAAGAGTTCTGTCTGTGTTTTGCTAGAATTTACAAATGCCATTTTAAATACCTCATCAATTAATGATAAAAAAGAATGCTAAGAATTATTTCTTAGCAGGTGTTTCAGCCTCTGTTTTTTTTGCGGCTTTCTCTTTTGGAGTAATCACTTTAGGATGTGGTTTCTCTTTAGAGTCTGCTTTAGCGGCAGGTGCTGATGCTGTTGTTGCAGGTTTGTCAGCAGGTTTTGTTTCTGCTGGTTTGTCTGCCGCAACGGCAACTAGGGAGAGAGTAGTAAGTGCTACTGCTGTCAATACTTTAATGGATTTCATAGAATCTCCTAATTTGTTTTGAGATAACATTATCTCATAATATATAACGTTTGTCAAGCCTTTAAGGTTGACCTAATCATCCATGCGTGTTTACCAAATGCATCTTGGCGATCAGCCATAAAATTACTTATGTTGTGTGCATGATTTTGTTCGGCAAGTTCGTATGCACGTTCAATGCTTGCTAACATTACTGGAATGTCTTCTGATAATCTTTGTAACATTACTTCTGCTGGTGACACAGTTTCATCACCTTGAATTTGTGATAACTGAATAAATCGATTAAAACTTCCTGGTGCATATGAATCCAATGAACGAATTTCTTCTGCAATTTTATCCACAACGCCGTAAACTTCAGTATAAATGTTTTCTAAGAATTCGTGATACTGAGGAAAGTTAGGACCAGTTATGTTCCAATGATAGTAATGTGCCTTCAAATAAAATGCGTAATGATTTGCCAAAACTACTTTTAATGATTGTACTAGTTCTTCCATTTAATTTTCTTCCCTCTTTTTGCTTCCGATGTTATACTTTGCTGTTAATAACCATTCATCTTTTTCTTTATATGAAATAATTTTAATCTGTGATAAAGGTGCAATTGGTTGTTCGGTATCTGTTGCTTTAGGAACAATTTCAATCAGTCCCCATTCAGCTAATAGTTTACCTATCGTATTACGTCTTGCTAAATCGTTTTCTTCAAAGTCAGTTGGTTTGCCATCTAATGCAAATAACTCTTTAAAATGTACAATATAATATTTTCCTTTTTTATGTAAAATATGACACGATTGATATAGAGTTTTATCTTTTCTAGATGCTACACCTATTCTTGTCAATGTTTCTTTTACCTTAAGAAAATCATCATCTTGCTTTAATCTTACTTCAAGTAAGTCTTCAATGTTCACCGCCATTCTTTTTCTCCTTAGACTTCAATCCACCTTTTTCTAGTTTTTGTCGCATGATTTTAAGTTGATCGGAGGTTATGAGATTCTGTACTTGTTTAGCTTTAGCATAACTATAGCCAAAATATTCTGAAATCACATTAATGTCCTCAACTATTTCATTCTTAAACCATTTGCTGAACCTTTTTCGTGGTCTGATGGTATTTAGTAAATAGAGAAACTGAGGTTTGTTGTCTAAGAGATGACGGCTGTTCATCTCATTTGCATATAAGATTGTGTCTGAAAAGTAAGATAGTCCTTTATTAACGATGTACGCATTGTACGATTTTTCGGATAAGTCATCATTGTCAGTACCAACCATCATGTTTTCTTTTGATTGGTTGATAGCGTTTAAATAGTCAAATGGTGTCATTTGAATTCACAGTCAACCATTACTTCGGTTAAGAAAGCGACAAAGTTGATTTCTTGGTCAACGACAAATGCAGACTTGTATTGATAGTCAGCAAGCAATAGAACCATACGTGGAATAGAATCGGGTTTCAAACATTCGTTGCTATTGTCAAAGATTCGTTTGAATAATACTGATGGTTCATTGTCTAGATTTTCTGCAACCCACTTACGCATACCCGTGAAGTCTTTTGCTTTCAATCTTTCAACCAATGTCTTGAAATTGTCACTTGAGATATTTGCAAGAATTCCAGTATCAATCTTACCCGTAGCAGAGTAACGTTGCAGTTCATTGAGAACACGCCTCCAATCAGGAAAGTGTTTCATAATAAGTTCAGCAACAACTTTTTCTTCAAACTCTACATTTTCTTTTTGCAGAATGCCAGTCATGCGTTTCATAAAACGACCAGCAAGTTTTGGCTTGTCTGCGGCGTTTATCTTAAATTGTACAACAGAGCACCGGCTATGAAGTGGGGCGATGATACGATTAAGAAAGTTGCAAGTAAGGATAAAACCACAGTTAGCAGAAAACTCTTCCATGAAGTTCCTGAGTGCGGGTTGAGTAGATTGAGGGTTAAGGTAATCAGCCTCATCAAGTATGACATATTTTCTTCCACCAGAGAATGATACAGTTGATGCAAAGTTTTTAATTTCATTGCGTAGCGTATCAATGTTGCCGTTCATTGATCCATTGATAACAATATAATTACATCCAAGTTCTTCAAGCATAGCCTTTGCGATAGTAGTTTTACCTACACCAGGACCGCCTGTAAGAATTAGATTGGGTACGTTCTTTTGCTCAACGAATTGTTGGAACGTAGCCTTTAAGTCTGCTGGAAGAATTGTGTCTTCAACAGTTTTTGGTCGATACTTCTCGACCCACAAAAAATCTTGTAGCATGTGTTCACCTTATCATAACATAAAAATATATTCTAACACATTGCATGTTAGAATGCAAGCGAGTGTTACTTAGCCACACTCTCATAGAGGGTCTCAACATCATCTTGTTCTTGTTGGACCTCGGTGAAGTTTTGTTTGTGATAAATCTTTGCAAGTTTGCGAGTATACTTTTTAGGCAACTCAAATTTATCTTCCACGCTAGTAAGAATGTCTTTAATCAAATCACGTTCTGCTTCAATGCGAGTAAGTGAGTTTGAAATTTCAACAAGTGCATCCAGAATCTTTTTACGATCCTCTGGAGAAGACGGAACAATTACGTTACTACTCATTATATTAACCTTCGTACTTAGAGCCAGCTTCAGTAGCAATCCAATATTCAATTTGGTCAGTCGCATGTTTGAAATGCGAAATGCCTTTAGATGAAATAGATACATCATATGTACCTGGAACCATCTTAAGATTTTCTGTATTGAAAATCATTTTGAAATTAGATGTAGTCTCACCAACTTTAATTGAGAAGTTGTCAGACTCATCATTCTTAACATCTAGTGCAGAGATAGAGATTTCAGTACCATCACCAACAACAGCAATGTTTGGAAGACCCAAGATACCAGACAACTTCAATACTTGATTCATATCGTCTTTTGTCAGTTTGAAATTCACTTCGGAGTTTTCAACCTTGATCTCTTTTGCTGGTGGTGCAACAATCATAGATTCATCAGCAAGTCCGTATGTAGTTTTAGATGTGCCAGATTTAACTGTAAGATTATTTGCATCAGTATTGATAACAATTTCTGGATCAGTTAAAGAACTGCAAAGAGAAAGGAATCGATTCAAGTCATAAATGACAAAATCTTTTTCAAATGTTTCTGTTACAGTTGCTTTGCCTAGTACGTTCTGTCCTTTGGAGATAGTTCGCACTACAGAGCCTTCTTTGAATTGCATACCAGCATTAATGGTTGCAAAGTTTTTGAGAACGTTAATTGTTGATTCGCTTAATTTCATTTTGTTTTCCTTCATTCAAGTCGTGTACGTGTAGCATGATTATAGCATAGTGTAAAATTTTTAGCAAGTCTTTACGATTTCGTCCGTCTTTCTTGCCATATCTTTGTGCATATTTCAGCACATTCCCAATACAGAATCCTTCACCATGTCCACCATCAATGATGAATTCTGTTGCTTGAAATTTGTCACGGGAATAATGTTGCCCGTATGTTGAGTCAATGTAAGACTTCAATTCTGTTAAAGTCTTATCTTCATTGTATCGATAATCCGTCATTTTAAATCCGAATCACCACGCTTCATAACATCATCACCAGCAGTAGGTGAAACATTAATAGATGCAAGTGCTTGCAAAGAACCACCAAAGATATAACTACCAGCGTGTTTCAAACGCAACCATGGAAGCAACCATACCTTACCACCAGCCTTACGCATCCATTGGCAGAACATGTAATCTTCTGATAGATAGCGTTTTGTGTCTGGACAAATAACGCAATCAAAGTAAGCCATGATTTCTCTGCTACCATCAAAGTTTGCGGTACGCACATGATCTGGTTTATAACTTTGTGCTGGAAACGCTTTGTCGTATTTTTCAAGTCCGTCACGGGTAATGAGCATGAAGCCAGTACCGCTTTCTTTCACTTCAACTGGTTCGTCAACTCTGAATTTAGTTACACCATCTGCTGGATTGAAAACAAAGTCGCCAACAAATTCTTCCAAATTATTTGGATTCTGATCTGCATAGCCTTTGTCAACTGCAACTTTAATCTTCTCCCAAGAAATTGCTTTCTTTGGATATGGACCACAAACAACATCCATGTCATCACGGGTTGCCGCAAAGTGCATCATAACCAAAACATCCTGCGCCTCAAAATGAATATCACTATCAATAAAAATCATGTAGTCCATACCACTTCGGACAAATTCATCTGTTAGATAATTTCTAGCACGTTGCACTAGTGATTCATTAAAGATAAAAAATAGTTTTGCTTCAATACCATATTTGGTACAAAGAATCATAAGGTCTGTGATTGCCTTAGTATACGAACCATGACATTGCCCACCATACATTGGGGTTGCGACAAAAAGTTTTTTGGTTCTTAGTTTTTGAATATCAATTTCAAATTGCATAATCTCTCCATGTTTAATAAAATTATCTCACTATTATATATAAAAAAAGAGGCTACGTCAAGTAGCCTCTAAGGCATTACTGCCAAGGAGATTTAGAAAGGAACTTCATCCTTATTTGATTCAGACTTCACTTCCGCAGTTGGATCAATACCAGCATCAATTTTGCTGTACAAGTCAAGAAATGCAGTCTTTGTTTCGCCATCAAAACGATTGATACAATATTTGATTGCATCCATTTTATCATTGAAGATAGTGTATGCCTCGGCAATGTGAGACAAACGGCGAGTGGAAATCAATTCATCAATTGCACCTTCTTCAAATGTCTTACGAATGATATCAGCCCACTTCACAAGATTTTCTGCGAATGCTTTATCGTTGATACCAAGACTGTCAAACAGTTTAGTCAAAATCTTAGTTTCAACTTTAGTGTCAGGATATTCCTGTTCAACTGTAATTGGGAAACGCTCAAGGAACGCATCATCAAGAATTGTTGCCGCCATGTAGCGACCAGTCTCATCACCTTTACCTTTGGTGTTTGCAGTAGCGATAATATTGAAACCTGTAATTGGTTCAACAAATTCACCAGTTTTCTTAACGAACAAACCTTTGCCTTCAAGTACACCTTGCAAGCACATTAGTTTATTTGAACCACGATCAATTTCATCAAGAATCAAAACGGCACCAGACTTCATTGCTTGAACAACTGGACCATCAAACCACTTTGTCTCTCCGTCAATCAAACGGAAGCCACCAATCAAATCATCTTCATCAGTCTCAGGTGAAATATTTACACGGAGACATTCAACTTTCAATTGGGCACATGCTTGTTCAACCATGAAAGTCTTGCCGTTGCCAGAGAGACCAGAAACGAATACTGGATAAAATTTCTTTGATGCAACAATACGTTTCATGTTGTCAAAGAATCCAAAAGGAACATATAATGAATTCACTTTGGGAATAATTGCGCCTTCTTGCATACGTGCAACGGAAGACATTTTTGCTACCGCTTTTGCAACAGGAGCCATAATGGGTTCAGAGATTGGCATGGAAGAAACTGGATTGGATTTGACTAGTGCAAGACCAGCCATGTTAACATTAAATTCTTGGAGAGGCAATTGATACTTGCCACGTCCAACTCGGTACTGATCGGCTTCAAGCCAGAACTGGCGTTTGGTGCCAGTTTCTTCAGAAAGTGTTACCAATTGCTGACGGGTTACAACTTCACCAAAACGTTTTGCGGCTTCGGTAACAAATGCAACTTTTTCACTTTGCGTAATCATAATATAATTTGCCTTTCAGTTAAAAATCAATTTCAATACTAGTAGTATAACAGAATATTTATGGCAAGTCAAGGGTTACTTTGACTGTTGTTTTTATACAACATCAAGCAATTTCCTTGATTACCTTAGAGAGAAGAACACGATTAGTCAAACGGTTTTGGTTCATCTTTAAGAATGCACCTTTCAACTTACGTGCAGAAACATCTTTGGTATCACCAAGAATATCATCTAACGAATCATCATCGGTAGTCAAATCATTACCACCAGGGATTAAGAAGTACTCAGAGTATCCATATCCGTTGACAGAGAAAAACTTTTCGTTACGGAATTGCTTGTATCCATCATCCGTCATTATCATGTTGAAACGTGACATTGCATTTTGAAAATAACGTTTGCTTTTTGGCAGGATGTAGAATCCAATCAAATTGCAACCAGTACGATCTTTTAGAATTTGCAATAACGTTGGCGTCACACCTTTGTCACTCACACGATAAGTTTTTGCAGAATCTTTATCTTCAACATAAGATACTGAACGGAAGTCAGAAGGTCCGATTCTAGTACCACGGCAATCGGCGGATGAAGTCCACAATGTAGTACTGTCTTCTCCGTCTGTCAAAAAGATAACATTCACAATTTCAGAGCGAGTACGTTTACGGAAATCATTCACAACATTAGATGCTACTTGAATTGTCGCATTCAACGGAGTGCCACCAAGACCCATATCATTACGGATATAATTGGACTTGTAATTTCTGCGGTGCTGTACATAAGGTTGATATGCCTCAGCCACTTGCAACAAATCATTTGCAAATTTACGATATGTTTGGTTTTTCATACTGCTGGACAAAATGTTCAACAAAGAAAAATAGTCAATGTCTAATTGATTTTCTTCAATATCTACAGGAGAATCAACTGGCATATCTTTTAGTTTCTTTGGATACTGAGTACTGAAAGCATAAACATCAAACGGAATATTCACTTTGCGGCAGAACGTTGACATTGTAATTAACTGTTCAATCGTACCAGACATATTGTCAGCCATTGAACCAGACCAATCAATGAACATTACAATACCATGATTCTTACCATCAGCAACGGCACCAATCTTACGGAAGATATCGTCATTGAATTTGTAAGTATGCAATTTGTTAGTGTCAAGTGTACCAGTATCGGAGACTGTTACACGGCGCAACTCAGCCGCTTTCTTTTTCATTTCAAATTCTTTTATAAGATATGCAATAGCATTCTTATTCTTGGATTCAAATTTAGTCAATAGAGTAGCATCATAACGCTCATGCACTTCCAACTCAGGATCATCGTAAAAGTTATCTTCAAAGAACTTCAATTCTTTAAAAGGAACAATATAATTTTTCAAATCAATTTTCTTTTGACTTGCAATCTTGCCAACATAAATTTCTTTTGTTTCTGCAAGACCTTTCAATGCTTGTTGAAATTTTTCATCTGTTACAGATTTAACTTCATCACCATACACCTTTAACTCATTAGGCATAGTATTTTCAAACGTGGGTTCGTTAGAATACCCATTGTCAAAGCGGTCTTCGGATTCATAATCGTCATCATCTTCACCGTCATCGGAGCCAGAACTGTTTGGATTTTTGTCTTCATAGTCTTCGGTATCATCACCAAAGCCATCTTCAGTATCAAACTCTTCATCATCAAATTCGCCATTTTCTTTGCGTTTTTGAAATTCTTCTTTAGCCTCTTGACGTTTTTGTTCTAACTCTGCTTTGCAAAATTCATACAAACGTTCGGTGATATCTTTCACTTGCTCAAACGAATCTGCCGTTTCAACTTCTTTAACATACAGCATTTCTTCAGCATTGAATTTAATGCCTGCAATAGCACCAAGTTTAAAATGTAAATTGATTCTATCAATCAACATCATTGCGTTTACATCTTGACCTTTGATGCCAAAGAAGTCACGTTCAGTAAATTGACGATAAGCAATAGCCATTGGTTTACGCAAACCTGGATATCTGTCTTTCATTCTACGTTCAATACGTGCATCTTCAATCACATTCAAGAATGTAGAAAATGCAGAACCACCAGCCTTAGCGGCATCAACATATGATTGTGGTGTGTCTAATGCGTGACCCACTTCATGCCCGACCAAAAGGTCTGTCATTTCAGGTGTGGTGTCGTTCATAATGGGAAGAGTAAGACGGCGATTGACGATATCAAATGATGCAGTTTGCACCTTGCGATATTCTACCGAAATATTTTCTGTAGCAAGTAACTTTGCTAGAGTGGATTTTGAAAGTTGTGTATTAAGCATGTATGTATCTTAACTCAAGTGGATTGAAATGTCAAGCTGTTTCTGCCACAGGTTGTTGTATTATTGCAACAATCTTTGGACGGATGATAACTGTCTGTGGAACTTCAATGTCGTTTTGTTTATAGTAGCGGTGCATTTTTACAGTAGCGGTAATTGTTGCAGTTTCACCTTCGGCAGGGAAATCTGCATTGCCGCTGAAGACAAGTACATTGCCATCGGTATCTTCACAGATACGGAGAAGACTTCTGCCAGAATCAGCCCAGTAGAATTTGGGGCGGTCAACTACAATTGCTTTTTTAACTGTTAGAGTAACAGTAATCTTTTTCTTTTCGGTGCCAATGAATGTACGGGTTGCGTTTTTGGTAGCCGCTTGTGCAGTCCATTGTGCTTTGCGTTCGGCAAAGGTTGCGATAGACTTACGTACAGCAAGGACTTGTTTTTCTGTCAACTTGCCATAACTGTTCAACGAACCAAGAAGGTTTGAGTAGAACGAATTCTTCTCAGAATTAGAAATAAGGAACTGGACGATATCGCCAGCATCGGAATACGTTTTATAGAACGTTTTGGTGGCATTGTTTATGATGTTCCGCTTGATGGCGGCATTATAAGCGCAAGGGTGTTCAATGTGTGACATAAATTCCTCTGTAATCTCAATCTATATATAGAGTATAGCACAGTAGGAACAGAAGTCAACAACTATTTTACGTAGTGTAGCACTAAAACAACACATTTGTGTAAAATAAAGGGCTTTTCCTTAAAAGAACAGGAAAAAACCCTTTAGAATCAACAAGTTACGGCTTGTAAAAAACAAAAATCGGTTCATACTTCAACCACATCCCGTTCACCTTGCAAAAATTCTTTGCTTTCGGCAAACCAGTGTCAGGATCAATACGATTGCCACCTGGCATTTGTGCTAGTGCCATTTTGACTACACCTTTGAATTGCATACCGAGTGATTCCAAAATGTCTTTGCTATCTTTTTCAAGTGGCAACATGTCAGCACCAAATTTAGCGTCAGCAATATTCCAAAGTAAGTATCTGTCATTACGCAAATACTCAACAGCAGTTTCTAACGTTGGTCGCAAGAAACCTTCACGCCATGCATCATAGCCAGTAAACTTTTTATACGATTGCGTTGGGTCTTCGCTATACGCTTCCTTAGCAAAGTAAGGAGGGCTAGTGAACACCATGTCTAATTCGCCCTTGTACTTTTGGAACGAACTATCATCTCGGACAACTTCAGAACCAAGTTGAAAAATTTCATAAGTATTGGACTGTTCGAACAAAACTCCTTCGTTCTTTGCGGAGTTATAGAACTCAGCCAAATCGGCATATTTAGTACTAGGAGTGACGCCATCCCCACCAATAGTGTGATCGGTATTAGGATCAGTACCCACATAGTGTAAAGGAATAGAAGTGCGAGAAGCCATAGCACCCAAGATACGCCCACCCCAACCAGAAGAGGGATCGTAAACAACAATTCTATCTTGGTTCTTAACGTGTCTAGTAAATTTTTCATAAAGAAGTTTTGCAGTCAATGGTGGAAAGTTAACAGCATATTGGCACCACGATACTCGGAATGCTTTCAAGCCGACAGGAAAAATCTTTTGTCCATACTTGTACATACGCAGACGATACTTCTTTTGGTCATGTGACTTTATGTTCATTGTAGACTTAGTTGGAATTGTCTCTAGAATATCTTGCGTCACTTCAAGATACTTTACGCCTTTGAGTTGTTCATTGTAACCACTATACTCTTCGTCATCATCACGACTCTCTACCCAATAGTCATAACCATATTGACGAATGTTATTGTCTTCAAACCAACGAACAAAGTCATTGCCATTCTTAAATTTTACATTATAAGAACCAACAGAAATAATCTCATTGACTTTAACTGTATTTGAATATGCATAGAATGAATCACGCTTGAAGTGTCGTTTGGAATACTTCAATGTCTTCTCAAGTAATTCATCTTTTAGAAAGTGGTCATAGATTGAAAGCCCATCGTCATTCTTAGAGTAGTTAATGCGTGTTTTCATCATGGTTGGGAACCATTGATTAGCCGCATTGCCGACTACGCTAGTATTTCTGATTACATCTTTTTCACCAGTCAATTCATCAACATGTTCAAATTCATGCACAGAGAATCCATACATCTCTTTGAATTGTTTTTTGATCGCACCTTCATCCCAACCAACTCTAGGGGGTTGACCCATAGTGTCCCATGAGTGTACAACTGCTTTACGCAAATCAATGAACCATTGACGAAATTCGTCTTCAGTCATCCATTGCACTTCTTCAAATGTCTTGTTTGTTTCGTGGTTCAATAACCAATCGTTACGTTCATAAAAATGTTTTGTCATATTATTTGTTTTACTGTTATTCCGCATTTATTTAGGAAACTGATTCCTGTGTCATCACGATAATCTTCACCATAGAAGACTTCTTTAATTCCGCTTTGAAATATCATTTTAGCACAGTCCATGCATGGGGCGCAAGTGATAAACATACTTGCACCATCACCACTCTCGGTAGACTTAGCAAGTTTTGCGATTGCGTTAGACTCTGCATGGAGAACTTCGGATTTTGTTTTGAGTTCTGTTTTTTTTGTCAAAGAAAAAACACCAGGAGAAATTTCTTCTTGGGTAATAAACATGTCCTCACAATTATTATCCCATCCGCTTGGCATACCATTGTAGCCGATTGAAATGATCCTGTCATCTTTTACAATGACAGCACCAACATGTTTTCTTTTTGCGCTACTCAATTCGGCAAAGACTTTTGCAGTCTTCATGTATGCGCCTAGATATTTTTCTTTAATCATTGTCTTCGTATTTTTCAGTTTGTTCAAAACGTCTTTCTTGAATTGTTTTTTCTTTCCAGACTTTTCTAGGATTTGCACACATCACACAATTTGGATTTCCGCAATCTAGTACATGATGTTTAGCTAATTGATGAGGAGACTCAACTGATATATTATATGCTTTAGCAATTTTTAATTGTTTTCGTATTGCATTTTCGTCTTTAAGGATTCGTTTAGATTTTTTGAATTTATCTTCTTCGTTACTCATGTTCGTTTCCTTTGAATATTTGTTACGCTACATTCCAGATTAGTGCGCCTGGTTTCCCACTACTCACTACGAACTGCCAAAGTTTAGCATCGTAGTACTTCTCAGATGGATATGGAGGTGCTTGATCCTCTTCTATTGCTTGGTCATACTTATATGGTGAACGCATAGTAATAGCACGACCTTTTTCATAGTCACTCATCTTATGTCCAATCTCTACTGCATATGCAGGCACATCAGGAAATGCTAATTGCAATCCACGATTCAATGTTCCACTTGATGCAACAGTCCAAATCTCTGTTGGTTTAATTTTCAAATCTGTTGCGACTTTAACAATTGATGCAAGCACAGACGGATGTTCTAATCCTAAAGGCAAGCATTGTCTGCGTTTTGTATCTTCTTCTTGATATCGTCTTGCTCTTGCTTTTGTCACAGTAAGCATACCATTGTCAACCCAATGAATAGTGCCGCCAAGGTCCAACACTCTTTGTTGATGCCATGTAGGCTCTTTGCGTTTAGCCATGAAGAACGTTGCTTTTTTTCCATACAGATTGCACACATATGTTAAAGATATAGGACCCCAACCAACTTTGTTTGCACCACCAAAGACCCATTCATCACATTGAGTAGTTTTCACAAGATGGTCAATGAATCTACTTTTGCTTCCATACTCTAACAAGTCATCACGCACAACATGAAAGCCATGGTGCATTTCAACTATTGGTGCAGGGTTTGGGTCTTTCCATCCTTGTATTATATCATAAGATTCTTCAGGATACAAGCGACTCATACAGGTCTCCTTCCGAGATTGCATCTATGACTAAGTGAATTCTATTTTCAGTTCCATTGTTGATAGCTTGATGTGGCTTACGTGTATCTAGAAACCACAAGTCTCCAACATCCATATGTACCTTTTGTGGATTGCCTTTTGGATCCCACACAGTAAAAATCATGTTTGGATTAGTAATGATTGGTATGTGTAGTCTTGCAAGTTTGCCTTTAGAACCACCAGAGTCTTTATCTACTTGATCGGTATGTCGTTCAAGTTCTCCACCGCCAGGTTTCAATTGCATGAAACGAACACGATGCACTTGTTTATATTTACTCAACAACTCACGCACTTCAGGAAACATATCATAGAGTGGTGTGTCTTGCAATTCAAATTTTATGTCTTTGTTTTTTTCTTTCCAGTCATCACTCATCTCTGAAGGCTTTGTAATGAAGTCTGATTCTGGACGATAGCCACGTAGTGACAATGCAGACCATGCTTTATCTTTGTTGTAGTTACTATAATGATTTGTGAATGCTGGTAACGTTGCTAACTTAGCAGAAACAGATTCAATAAATTCTGATGTGATTGCACCAATCTTTTTGATGCTTAGATATTCTGTTGATTCAACTTTAGGAAATGAACGTGGAATAGGACTGTTACTCTTAAAGTAAATTGCATGTACTTCTCCGTATGTTGTAATCTTAGGACCAACATAACAGAAACCCAACTCTTCAGCTAAGTCACAATGTGCTTTGTTTTCTGCCCATACAGTTAACCAAAAATTGTTTCCTGACAATAAAGAAATTTGATGCTTAATCGTATTAATATTGCCTGAAAGTTTTCCGATTGAAACATCACCTTTTACTTTTGTTGCAATAACTGTGTCTCCATGCATTGTAATATCTGATGCAACTTTACTATTCGTAACTTCAAACATTGAAGGTTCAAGACCAAATTCACTAAAAATAAGATTACCTTTTTTCAAAGACTCTGCAATGTTGTTCTTCTTATACTTTGCGAAAGGAGATAATGTATATGCATTGTAGTCTGCATACTGTGCCTCAAGCCCTTTGAGATAATCTATGTCATATCCATGTTGCCAAGGTTTCATTTTTTTACCTTACGTTTTAAAATCATGCGTTTGCGTATAGCACGTTGTGTTTCAAATGATGATGCCTTTTGAGTATATACTTTTCCAAGCATATGGTCAAATTCGTGCAATGCAATTCGTGCAGTCATGCCAATAAACTTTTCAGTTCTTGTTTCACCTGTCTCATCTTGAAAACGAATACGTATTGAGTCTGGACGTTTAACGTTTAGATACAATAGAGGAAAACTTAAACATCCTTCTTTCATTGTCAGTTCTTTATCTGATACATCAACTATTTTTGGATTAAATACTGCATATGGTTTCTCACTAGTTCTCATAACAAAAACACGATATGGTTGCCCAACTTGATTAGCTGACAATCCAAGTCCATCATTCTTAATCATCTTATCATGCAATGCTTGTGCAAACTCTTTTGGATCAAATGGTGGGTTATTAAAATCAAACTCTTTACATTCTTGCAAAAGAACGGGTGATGTTTCCGAAACTAAATTCAATTCAATCATTTTGTTATCCTTGAGAAATTATTTACTTTTTCAAATCTAATCACGTTGGCAAACTTGTCTTGCAGAATATCACCTTTGTGTGATATGACAAACAGGTTTGATCCTTCAAGCATGTTTAGAATTTTCATCAAATCTTCTGTACCATTTGTATCTAATGATGAATCAAAGATTTCGTCAAGTATCAATATGTTTGTACTTGCTGAATTCTTCAACTTGGCAACAGCACGCCAAGTCAACATCAATGCCATATCAATACGTTGCTTTTCACCTTCGCTGAATGATGCATATGTGAAATCATCACGATGGCGAGACTTGATTGTTTCTTTGAATGACTCATCTAAATTAAAGTTCACAAAGAAATCTAATGATGCAAGATACTTGTTAACTAACTTGTTGATGACTGGTATGTATTGACGAATAATTTTCGTTTTGATACCGGTATCTTTTAATAAGTTCGTTGCAATCTCATAATACAAACGTTCTTCAGAAATAACTTTAATCTCAGATTCCAATTCAGCAAGTTCTTGATTCAATGTTTCAAGTTTTGTTTGTTCAGTTTGCAGGTCATCTTTGACTAACGACAATCGTTCAATTTCTTTTTCAAGACTTTCAATGTATCTACGATTGGCTTTAATCTCGCTCTGTTCAAATGTCAATTGTGAATTCAACGTTTGAATTTGTCCTACAATCTTTTCAATCTCATCACATCTAACATTAAGTGTATCAATCTCTTCATCAACTTTTTTCAATGCGATATCAACTTCTTCAAGTTTTTTAGATCGCTCTTCAATGATGTGTGATTTGTATTCATCACCGATTGTCTGCTTACATGTTGGGCAATCATTGTTGTCGTGATAGAATGAAATGTCAGTATTAACTTTCTTAAGTGTTTTACCTAGATTGAGTTTGATGCCTGAGAATTTTGTTATCTTTCCATCAACTTTATCTTTGTCTGAAATCTGTGTACACAAATCAGACAAACTTTGACGTAACGTTGTACAGTTAGTTTCACTCTCTATAACTAAATGTTGAGTGTTAGCAATGTCTTGTTGCTTAGATGAAAGTTGTGCGGCATTACTTTTGTTTAACGAATCAATAAATTGAATTTGATATTGTATCTTTTCACTCTTCAAATCAACTGCGTATTTTGTTTGAGAATGTTTTTCTTTCAACAACAAAAACTTATCTTTAAGTGCGCTATTCATGCGAGAGAAGATTTGAATGTCTAACAAGTCTTCAATGATAGAACGTCTATCGCTTGCAGACAATTGCATGAATGGAGTAAATGATGCTGAACCCAATAGAACGATTTGAGTAAATGATTTATAGTTGAGTTTGAGAATGAATTTCTCTAGATGTTCCTGATAGTCTTTGACTGCGGCATCTTGATTGACTAGATGCCCATTACAATAAATCTCAAAGATATTTGGTTTGATACCACGAACAATTTTGTATGTCTTGTTGCCTGTGTCAAATTCAATTTCGGCAACGCAATCTTTTTGATTGATCGTATTAACAAGTTGCCCTTTGTTAATATTGCGAAATGGTTTACCAAACAGCACAAAGCACAATGCGTCAAGCATCGTAGACTTACCTGAACCATTAGCGCCAACAATCAATGTAGTATTGTTGCTATCTAAGTTCAGTTCAGTAAAAAAGTTACCTGTAGATAGAAGGTTCTTCCATCTTAAATTACGAAAAATTATCATTCAATGTTTTCTGTGGATAGTGCCTCAACATAAAGTTCACGCATCAATGTTTTAAGTTTATTTGTATCAGAAATATTTAGGCTTTGTGCATCAATGAATGTAGAAAGAATTGTCATAGTATCTTGCGCTTGGTCAATAATATCTTTTTCAGTTGTCTCTTCATTCAATTCTGTAAAGTCTTCAACAATTGTCACATCAACTGGACCAACTTTATAAATTTCATCTATAAGTTTCTCAAACAAATATGGGTCTTGTTTATTAGCAACAATGACTTTCACATAAGCATTTGCATATTTACTGAAATCAAGTTTCTTTAAGTCTTCAATTTTTAATTTGTCTGTGCTATTGTTATCGTCATAATTTACTTTGTAAAACATTCTGTGAGGATTCTCTAAGAATGTTGTCTTCATTGTTTCAGTATCTAAGATGCCAAATTGTTTTTTATCTTTGTAGTCATTCCAAAACAATTCATATGGTGCACCAACATATGTGATGTTGTCGTGCTGTGATGGCGTATGATAGTGTCCGCTGTATACATGATTATAATTGTTTAGAAACTTATAGTCAAGTCCTTCATGGCTATCTACACCACGGAACAATGGAAAACCAGCGAGTTCAAAGTGTCCCATGCACAATGGAGAAGATGTGTTCTTTACAAACTCAAAAACTTCTGCTTCATTGCTTTTGCAAATCCATGGTATCATATCAATTTTGATTCCATCAACTTCAAGTGTTCCTGGTTTCTGCCATAGAACAATATTGTGATAGTCTCTCAACAACAAGTCTGGTGAATTAACTTCTAAACTTTCTTTCCAGAAGATATCGTGATTGCCAATCAATGCGTGAACAGTAATGCCTTCTTCAACGCATCTATCAAAAAAGTATCTACGACTTTCCATCAGCGAAAGAAAGTTAATATACTTTCGTCTGTCAAACAAATCACCAAGTTGAATGATTGTTCTTACGCCATGCTCTTCTAATTTTGGAAAGAATGTTTCATCATAAAATTTTTCATAGTAAGCATGAAACGCTTTGGAGTCATTTCTAACACCAAAGTGCGTATCACCTAATAGACATATTCTCATACTTCCGTTGCCCTTGCTTCTTCATTGTTGTACCTAAAGATTTATCAATTATAGCACGAATTGCAGTCAAATGCAAGATAGCGGCATCTCTTAAATCTTGCGGCGATCTTTTATTATTCACAATCTTTAGCCAGTTTTCAAGTTGGACTGGAATGGGTGTCTGCATTATCTTTCTCCAGAAATTCATCAAATATAGTTTCTTTCTTTTTCTTTCTAGGCTTTGCATTGGCAATCTTTTTTTCTTTGTTTGCTTCAAATGCATTAATGAAATCACTAATGAATTCTTCGCTGTATGCGTCATGTAATACTCCATTGAGTCCTGAAGTCACATAGTCTTCTCCATTGTTTTCGATGAGTGAAGTAATGATAAGATTGTCCATGCTCTTGTATTTTATATATAAATGTTTTTTCTCTTTTTGAATTCTTCGCAAGAATGCATAGTAAATGATTTGAGTAAAGTATGCAAATGGATTTTTAGACTTCTCAGGATCAAAGTTATCAATGTACAGTAGACAGTTTTCAATACCATCAGATACCATATCTTCTTTGAATGTATAGTTTGCAAAGTTTGGTTTACGTGCCAAGTGCGTTGCAATTTTAAACAAGCATTCGCCAATGTACTCAGGTACTCTTGGACGTTCTCCATTTATTTCTTTTGCTTCTTTAACAGCCGCACGAAAAACAACCATCTCTTGTAGGAAATGTTCGTTGTTTACGTAATGCTTCACTTTTGTTGTTTTCACGGTAGTGGTAGTAATAGTCATGTTTCACCTCAGTTAGTTGACAAACACTTGACAATGAGTTATTATTGCTGTGTCCTGTTTGATAAAGACTTAATGTAATATATGATTGTTAGATGAAGTCATTGCCATTCTCATCCTATCAATCTCTTCCTTAATTTCAGACATCCTGTCTTCCGATTGATTTTCATCATCAATCTCAATATCAGGTTCATTGTCCGAATCAAATTCGTTATACGCTTCCCCATAAACTCTAACAATTTCTGTAGTAGCTTCTGATACGGAAACAATACTTTGCTTAAAGATTCTAGCGGGAATGCTAAAATTCATAAGTGGATCCCATTTTGTAAGAGATAAACTATACATGTGTTCATCTCTAGGAACAACAACAACTCTCATAGGGCGATGCACTTCAATGAAGCCTCTACTTTCTTCAACAACATTTCCGATGAGAGTATCACCGTTTGTTAATTTTAGTACTTTGCACAGCATTATTCTTCCTTTAAATTTAACGTATAGATTTTATATTCAAACTTTTCATCGTTGTAGATTTTCATCCGTTCAATAAAATGTTCTAACGTAAAATTCTTTCTACTTTTATAAGTCATGTCATCAGATATGTCATATAGAATAGCTTCTTTTTTATTGTCACCCAAACGCAATCCTCGCCCAATAGACTGTAGTGTTCTAATCTTACTCTTGCTTGGTGAAGCAAAAATAACATTGTGTAGATTACGAATATTGATACCAGTAGAGAATGTTCCATACGATGCTACGATGATTGCATTCTCTTCTTCTTCAGTAATTCTACGAACTTCTTCTCGTTCATCTACTCCAACAGCACCATGAATAAAAAATACAGGTCTATTTTCTTCTACTGCGTCCTTAATCATATTATACAGTATTCTGCCGTGCTTTTCAACGAATTGATACAGCAACAGAGTGTTACCTTCTAAACCCATAGTTAGATTTCTAATGAATCTATTACGTGACGGCTTACCTATAATATAATTTATCTCATCTTGATATTTAAAATTCTTACCTAGCTTACATGATTCTTCGTTATGCTTAAGCACCAATGCTTTGATTCTAAACTTAGCTAATCGTCCAGAGTCAATCAATTCTTTTGTTGTTGTAATCTGTTTGACTTTACCAAACAATCCTTCTAAAACTAATCTATGTGTCTGTGTGCCATCTAGTGTGCCTGTCAATCCAAATCTATATTTGCACTCTGTTAGTTTTGTTAGAATTGATATCAACGACTTTGCTTTAAACAAATGCGCTTCATCTCCAACAACTAATTCAAATTCTTCAAACCATTCTTTTGGCATCTTGTAAATTGATTGCCATGTAGATATGACAATGGGGCAATCAGTTTCTTTGCTTGCACCTGACATAATCTGGTGTATGTATTTATCACTCTCGAATCCATAGTCTGCAAAGTCTTTGTATAACTGTGCAACAAGTGATATCGTAGGAACAATGATAAGAGTTTTGCAATTTAAATATCTCGCAATGAGATATATGATAAGCGACTTGCCAGATGCTGTTGGTGATACTAATAAGTTTCTTCTACTACGTACTGCATGAATGAATGCATCTATTTGATAGTCTCTAACTTCAAATGGTACACCTAGCGTATCAATAAAGTCTTTTGCTTCTGTTACAGAAAATTCGTCATACGTTTCTACTGATTCATCAAATTCAATTACGTAGTCACGTTCTTTAGCAAACTTTTCTAAGTATGGAATCAAACCATAATAAATTTGTCTGTTCTGAGAATTGAATAGACGTATCTTTCCATCCCACACTTTGTTTCTGAATGCGGGCATGAATTTGTAACCGGGAACGTAGAACGTGAAGTATTCATTCAACTCCATTGCATCGGAGTTCTCACACTTGATGTGTGCGTAGACTTCATCTACTTTTGAGATATAGAGTTTATTGTACACCTTGCGTAAACTTCTTCCATTCTATAGCATTCTTAATCTGAAA